AATGTTCTTAATGAAGCATTCTTGGAACGATTCCCTGTGACCTTTGAGCAGTCCTATCCTGCCCCTGCTACCGAACAGAAGATTCTGGAAGGCATCGCTCTGGACTTGCAAGTGGAAGACCGTGACTTCTGCAAGCGCCTGGTAGACTGGGCAGACATCATCCGCAAGACCTTCTACGATGGTGGTATTGAGGAAATCATCAGCACCCGTCGTCTGGTTCACATCATCCGTGCATACGGCATCTTCCAAGACAAAGCAAAGGCAATCCAAGTGTGCGTCAACCGTTTTGATGATGAAACCAAACAGTCCTTCCTGGAACTGTATGATAAAGTGGATGCTGATTTCCAGATGCCCATTGACCAGGAAACACAATCCTGATATAATTGGGGAAGGTAAGAAGTGCCTCCCCTTTTTGTTCTTTTACTATGATTAGAATGTCTGAAAACTTTGAAAGCACTTACGAAAGTTCCATCCCAAACCAAGATTTTTGGGTAGAAGATGGAATCAGTTTGACTGGTAATCCAAATCCTTCTCCCGATACAATCTTTATTGGCTCAGGAAAAGAAAACACTAATATCAATCAATTCACCATGCATATTGGTGACAATGGTACACTCAACCTTGATAAAACCCCTGTTACTATGAGCGAAAACAAAAATCATTTGTGGAAGTATAATGAAGATAAAATCCTGAAAGACATTAAGGATTATGTGACTAGTACTTATGGTAGTCACTATTGTAGTCACAACGAAGAATACCAAGATATTCAAACGATTGATCTGATGGCAGCAAAGGGTCTTGCTCCTGGATTTTGTCAGGCGAATATTCTAAAGTATGGAAGTCGTTATGGTGATAAAGATGGTCGCAACAAACGTGACCTTCTCAAAGTGATTCATTATGCTATGCTCCTGCTTCACTTTGATGGCCATTATTCTCGTAAAGATAATGGCCTTTCCGAATTCCGTTGATCATGAAACTCAAAAATACATCTATGAAACTCTCTGAAAAAACCCTCTCTCTTCTCAAGAACTTCTCTGGAATTAATCAGTCTATTCTCTTTAAGAAGGGAAATAAACTCCGCACTATTTCTGTAATGAAAAATATTCTTGCGGAAGTTGAAGTAGAGGAAGAATTTGAAAAAGACTTTGGTATTTACGACCTTAACCAGTTCCTAAATGCAATGTCCCTCTATCAGAATCCTCAACTGAAGTTTGCTAATGATAGTTATGTGACTATCAGTGAAGGTAATGCACGTTCTAAGTATTTCTTTGCTGATCCTGCAGTGATTGTGACTCCACCCGAAAAGTCTATTGCACTCCCTTCTGAAGATGTCTGTTTTGAAGTAAATACTCAACAACTAGATAAACTTCTCAAGGCTGCAGCAGTTTATGGTGTTCCTGACCTTTCTGTTGTTGGAGAAGCTGGTGTTGTGAAATTGGTTGTTCGTGACAAAAAGAATGACACATCTAATGAATATTCACTGGTTGTTGGTGAAACTACTGGAACTTTTGTACTGAACTTTAAAGTTGAAAACATTAAGATTCTTCCTGGTTCTTATGAGGTTGTGATCTCCAAGAAACTCCTGTCTCGTTTCCAGTCAGAAGATAAGAATCTTACATACTACATTGCATTGGAACCCGACTCCACCTATGATGAGTGAGGTAACTCACCTATATTATGAACATCTTTGTCACTTCCCCTTGGCCTGCTGAGAGTGCTATTTGTCTCCCAGACAAACATATCGTCAAGATGCCCTTAGAGTGTTGTCAGATGCTCTCTATCGTGGCATCAGAGAAGTGGGGACACGGGTATGGCACTCTCCCTAAGACGGATGGAACCCCCTATAAGACCGAGAAAGGAGCATTCCGCAATCATCCCTGCACCAAGTGGGCAATGGAGAGTATCCATAATGCCTACTGGTTAATCAAGTGGGGATTGAACTTGTCTGATGAATACTGCCTGCGGTATAATAAAACTCACTCCTGTTATAAGACCCTCGTGGACGCATATTATTTGTTTCCAAAGGGCAAGATTACAGAAGTGACTCCATTCGCTCGTGCTATGCCTATAGAGTGGAAATTTGATGATACTATTGATACCTTTACTGCTTATAAAAGGTATATTGCTTCTAAACCTTGGGTTGCAGATAATTATCTGCGGATGCCTGAACGTAAACCTAATTGGATTTGATTATGAGTCGTGATGAGTTTCTGTGGGTTGAAAAATATCGCCCACGTAAAATTGAAGATTGTATTCTTCCTGATGCAAATAAGAAGACATTTTTGGAGTTTCTAAATAAAAAAGAAATTCCAAACCTCATGCTTGCTGGTCCTGCAGGTTGTGGAAAAACTACAGTTGCAAAAGCTCTTTGCGAAGAATTGGGTGTAGATTATTATGTCATTAATGGATCTGACGAAGGACGATTTTTGGACACGGTACGGAACCAAGCAAAGAACTTTGCTTCGACCGTCTCACTTTCTGCGGGTGATGCAAAACACAAAGTCATCATCATTGATGAGGCTGACAACACAACCCACGATGTACAACTCCTTCTACGGGCTAATATTGAGACGTTTTATAACAATTGCAGGTTCATCTTCACATGTAACTATAAAAACAAAATCATTGAACCTCTCCACTCTCGATGTGCAGTTGTTGAGTTTAGTATCAAAGGAAAAGAAAAAGCTCAACTTGCAGGATCATTCTTTAAACGTATTCAGAATATCCTTGACTTGGAAAGTATTCAATACGATCAAAAAGTCCTTGCGGAACTTATCAATAAATATTTTCCGGATTGGAGAAGGGTTCTAAACGAATGTCAGAGGTATTCTGCTGGTGGTAAAATCGATTCTGCGATCCTTGCTGAGTTCTCGGATGTAAATATCAATGACCTGGTTAGAAACCTTAAAGAAAAGAACTTCCCTGAAGTACGTAAATGGGTCGTTAATAATTTGGACAATGATTCTGGTGTACTTTTGCGTCGTGTTTACGATGCTCTTTATAATGCCCTTGAAAGTTCTTCTATTCCTGCTGCTGTGCTCATTATTGCTAAGTATCAGTATCAGATTGCCTTCGTTGCGGATCAAGAAATTAATCTTCTGGCGGCGTTAACTGAAATTATGGTGGAGTGTAATTTTAAATGATTGATGTAAAACTATTTCGTATTGCTACTGGAGAAGAGGTTGTAGCTGAACTTGTCTCTCAGGATGATAACTTTGTGACTGTGAAAAATGGTTTAGTTGTTCTTCCTAGTCCAGATGGTCGTGTGGGATTTGCTCCATGGGCTTCTGTGATCGATAAGACGATTCCCGAATTGATTATCGCTAAGAATCACATTGTCTATGTTGCAGAAGTTGATCCACAAATTAAAAAGAAGTATAATGAAGTTTATGGGAGTAAACTCGTAACTCCAGAAGAAAAAAAACTGATCATTTGATATGCAACTAGAACTTGATGATGCGATTTACGCAGCGGATAAATTCATCGATTACTTCTCCAACATGGGTAGAATCGATGAATATCTGCGTAATGTGAAATTGGATAGAATGGAACAAATGCCGTCATCCATTCTTGGGATTGGTCCCGAGGATGACATGTTTGATGCTTTTGATATGCACCCACAGGATATGAACTTCAAAGTTTATCCTGCAGGAGAAAGAGGTGGATTTACAAATGAATATTTCAACGAAAGACTTCAGATTACTACTTCTCATGCGATTGAAGATAGTATTCCTGGTAAATCACTAAAGTGGATTGTCCAAGAAACTAACACGCAGAAGATTGTTGGTTTCTGTCGATTTGGATCTCCAACTATTAATTCAAAACCCCGCAATGATTGGCTTGGACAAACTCCCGAGTTGTCTAGGTTTAATCGTCATGCAATCATGGGATTTATCATTGTACCTACACAACCTTTTGGATTTAATTATCTCGGAGGTAAACTCCTCGCACTTCTTTGTTGTTCTCATACTGCTCGTGAGACGTTAAATAAGAAGTATGGATCAGACATTTGTTCTTTTGAGACAACTTCTCTCTATGGGTCTACAAAAGCCTCATCACAGTATGATGGTTTGAAACCCTACATGAGGTACAAGGGTCTAACTCAAAGTGATTTTACTCCTCTGCTCCATGATGAGATCTTTCAGGAGTTAAACAAATGGTTTATTCAGAGGAACGACAACCAATCTCTGGTGAAGGAGGACGCATCCAGTCGGAAACTCAAGACCCAACAAAAGATGATCTCAATCATCAAGAAAAGCTTACCTTCTCAAAAGGTTGTGGAGTTCCAGACTGCGATTGCAAATGCAAAAAATCTGACTGAACAGAAGAGATTTTATATTTCTGATTACGGGTTTGAGAATGCTCGTGAAGTCATTCTTGGACAAGATGAAGTTCTACGTCCCGGTCAAAACTATGATAAGTTTCATTTTGATCACCTTGTGAACTGGTGGAGGAAAAAGGCCTCTAATCGATATGAAACTCTGAAGTCTGAAGGTCGTCTTCGCACAGAACTTGAGACTTGGAATAAGAACCCAGAATCTATTGATATTATCCGATGAGTTACGAACTAAAAGACTATCTAAATTCCATTAACTTCACAAAAGATTATTTGATGGATGGTGGAGATCCTCAATGGGAAAAGAAGTATCCAGCATTTGTTGTGAATAAATGTCTTTCAGGTCACATTGATACGGTTATGTTTGCAAATGAGATGAATCTCAATCATCAACTGACTTCTAGACTTCAATATGATTTTTTACTAAATAGTGTCAGGAAACGGAAAAGATTTTCTCCGTGGCTTAAAAAAGAGAAAATTCAAGATCTTGATGCAGTCAAATCATACTATGGCTATAGTAATGAGAAGGCCCAACAAGCATTGAAAATTCTAACAAAAGACCAAATTAACTATATTAAATCTAAACTTGATGTCGGAGGCAAAAGATGAGTACCTTTGTTGAACCAGAAGTCAATTGGTCACAAGATCAAATGGTGGAAGTGGTTCTGAATGAACCAGACGATTTCTTGAAAGTCCGTGAGACACTCACTCGTATCGGTGTTGCCTCGCGCAAGGAAAAGAAAATTTATCAGTCCTGTCACATTCTTCATAAACAGGGCCGTTATTACATTGTTCACTTTAAAGAACTGTTTGCTCTTGATGGTAAACATGCAAATCTTACGGTGAATGATGTTCAACGTAGAAATCGTATTATCAATCTTCTTTCTGATTGGGGTTTAATTACAATCACTAAACCCGATTTTGTTACTGATGTAGCACCTTTGAATCAGATCAAAGTCTTGTCCTATAAAGACAAGAATGACTGGATTTTGGAAAGTAAGTATAATATTGGAAAGAAGAAAAAACCAGAATCATAAATAACTCTGTAGCGACTTTTCGTGCGGTCTCTACAAAGTTCGGAACATACCCAAAATGGTACGGTTTTACTCCGTACCATTTTTTATGTTTTTAGATATATAATGATGATGGGTAAAGGTCATATGACTGCCCATACTCTAAAGCGGAGTCTTCGGATCCGTAATACAACCTAACAGACGCTTAAGGAGGTCTATCATGTTACTCGCTAAGTACAACACGGCTAACATTGACAAATTTCTAAATGATATTGAGAAGTATAGTATTGGAATGGATGAGTGGTTTAATCGCTTCGGGGCTACACATGAGTCCTATAATAACTACCCACCATACAATGTGATTAAGGAAAGTGAGACAGAGTATCGTATTGAGATCGCTCTTGCTGGATACAAACGAGAAGATATTGAAGTTTTTACCGAATGGAATAAACTCTTCGTTGAAGCGAAGAAGGCAGAAACTTCAGAAGTAGGTGAATATCTTCACAATGGTCTGGCAAAGAGGGCCTTTACGAGAACCTGGACACTATCCGACGATGTTAAGGTATCTGATGTAAAGTTTGAAGATGGTCTACTCCATGTCAAACTAAATAGGATTATTCCTGAACATCAGAAACGAAAGGTGTATGAAATCCTTTAAGCAGTTCTTAGAACAAGTCGGAAACATTAAACAGATTTCCTACCCCGCTGCCGTTAGGCATAAAATCTACAATCCGTTGACTGGAAAATCAAAAGTAGTCCCTGCAGGAAAAGCTATGCCTAAGAATCCAGGCGGTGGTGGGAGTGGTAATTCCGCAGATGGTGATGGCGCCTAAATATTTTTGAATATCGTCGGCGCTGGGGGTTAACTGGCAAAATCCAGTTGACACCCCCATTTTTTTGTGGTATCTTGGCTTTAAACTTGGAGTGAGTATGTCTGTAAAACTGGCTGTTCTCAAATCTGGAGAACATGTAATAGCTGATATTAAAGAACTAGTTGATTCTAATGAGAAAGTAGTCTCTTTAGTTTTCGAAAACCCCTATGTGGTCAATTTGCTTACACCTAAAGTATTATTCGAGAGTAATGGTGAAGTAGAAAAAGAACAAAAAGTTTCTTTTTATCCATGGATTGTTCTGTCCTCAGACAAAACTATTGCTATCGATCCTTCTTGGGTAGTTTGTGTAGTAGAAGCTCATGAGATGGTTAAAAATTCTTATTTAATGAGAATGAGTGGAGATGTAGAGGATGAGGATGATTTTGATGAGTATGATGATTTTGATGATTTCGATGACTCTGATGAACTAGATCAACAAGAAACTCTTATTGAAAATTTCGAAGTAATTGTGGAAGAAAAAAATGGATGATATACAAGTTCTTGTTTTAGTGAGTGGAACTATCTTAATTTCAAAAATAAGTGCAGTTGTATCCGAACTAGGAGAACCTGATTGTAAACTAATTAATCCCTATCAAATTTTTGATGGAAAACTTACGCCATGGCTATATGAGTTGACTGATTCAACTGATTCCATAATGATCTCTTCAGATAAAATTTTAACTCTGGTTGATCCAAAAACCCCTCTACTTAATGATTATTTGACTCTTATTCAATGAAGTTTTACACGAATGTCTTTCAACTAGGTAATGATATCCTTGTCCGAGGTTATGAAAACGGAAAACATTTTACAAATAGGGAAGAATTCTATCCCACATTCTATGTTCCATCAAAGAAAGAAAGTAAGTATAAAACTCTTGATGGTATAAATGTTGAACCTATTCGTCCTGGAACTATCCGAGATTGTAAAGACTTCTTGGAAAAGTATGAAGGTGTGAATGGATTCAAAGTTTTTGGAAATGATAGATTCATTTACCAATACATCGCAGAAAAGTATCCAGAAGATGAAATCAAGTTTGATATCAACAAGATCAAACTTGTAACAATTGACATTGAGGTTGCTGCTGAAAGTGGATTTCCTGATGTCTTTAATTGTGCCGAGGAACTTCTTTTGGTTACAGTACAAGACTATAATACTAAACAAATTACTACATTTGGATCTCGTCCTGCACAAGTTGCTCAACAAAATGTAAAGTACATTTACTGTAAAGATGAGTACTCTCTCATCAATACCTTTATGGATTGGTGGCAGAACAATACTCCTGAAGTAATTACTGGATGGAACTGCGAGCTCTATGATATTCCATATCTGATTGGTCGCATTACACGATTGATGGGAGAAAAAGTTGCTAAAAAATTCTCTCCATGGAACATTGTGAAGGTCAAAGAAGTACAGATTTCTGGTCGCAAACAATTGAGTTGTGAGATTGCTGGAGTGTCAATCATTGACTATCTGGATCTTTATAAGAAGTCTCCTGCAACTCCTAACCAGGAAAGTTATCGACTCGATCACATTGCTTTTATGGAGTTGTCTCAGAATAAGTTGGACCACTCGGAGTTTGATACTTTTCGTGATTTCTATACAAATAATTGGCAAAAATTTGTAGAGTACAACATTGTTGACGTAGAACTAGTAGACCGACTTGAGGATAAACTCAAGTTGATTGATCTCTGTTTCACTCGTGCATTTGACGCAAAGGTAAACTTTAATGATATTGCTTATCAAGTTCGTACTTGGGATGCAATTATCTACAACTATCTCCTCAAAAAGAATATTGTGATTCCTCAAAAGGAACGTAATACTAAGGATGAGAAATATGCTGGTGCATATGTTAAGGAACCAGTTCCTGGTGCATATGATTGGGTGGTGAACTTTGACTTGAACTCACTGTATCCACACCTCATTATGCAATACAACATCAGTCCAGAAACTCTTTTGGATAATCGTCATCCCAGTGTGACTGTGGATAAGGTTCTTAAAAAAGAACTGACGTTTGAGATGTATAAGAATTATGCTGTGTGTGCCAACGGTGCAATGTACCGTAAAGATATTCGTGGGTTCCTTCCTGAACTTATGGAGAAGATGTATAATGAACGAGTCATCTTCAAAAAGAAGATGATTGAGGCTAAAAAAGCCTACGAGAAAACTCCAACCAAAGAATTGGAAAAAGAGATTTCTCGTTGTGATAATATTCAGATGGCTAAAAAGATCGCACTTAACTCTGCTTATGGTGCCATCGGTAATGAATACTTCCGTTACTATAAACTTGCAAATGCGGAAGCGATTACTCTATCTGGTCAAGTAGCCATCCAATG